TTTGGTGTCTTAGAGACCACTTCTGTCTTAAGAAAAATATAATTCAATAAAAACAATAACTTATAACCTTTCAACCAGGCATAAATCTGAGACACTTTCAAGACAGTGAGACACTTATTGTGGAAAAACACTTATATAAAAAGTTGTTTTGTTAAATTTTTTTATTACTTTTTTTGATTTAAGACAGTAAACTGTCTCAGAATTAAAGTGGTGTCTCAACAAATCTAATAAAATTATCATGAGCGAATCATTATTTTGGAAACAATTTAAGAAAAATCTACCTGACAGAGCCATTGCTTTTAGGCTCGAAAATAAAGGCACTGTAATGGGTATTCCTGATGTGCATATGCTATGGAATAAAACAAGCTTTTGGTTCGAACTGAAGGTTACTAAAACCTACCGAATTAAAATATCTGAATATCAAATTTCGTTTAATACAAAGCTTTTTTTAAATGGAGGTAATAATTTTTACTTGGTCAAGCACCTCGAAGAGAAGAGCCTATTTTTATTTGAAGGTGATCAAGGTCTAGAATTAAGAGAAAATGGACTGAAGGCTCAAGGAAAAAGATTCGAGAACTTTGAAGACCTCTTCCTTGACTTGCGACCTTAGTTATTTTTTTAACGTGCAACCTAATTCCTTTTTTTATTTTTTTTTAACGTGCAACCTAATTTGTTTTTTTCTTTATGAAAAAAGGTAGGATAAATAATTTAAAATAATTAAAATTAAAAATATTGATATTGCACCGAAAATGTTTTTAAGTGTTTCATATGATTTTTTCATTTGATTCTTCCCTTAACTATAGGGGCTGCATTTATGCAGCCCCTATTCTTTTTATATGTTTATAGTATTTGAAACGACCCCATTGTTAAAAATAGGAACTGCAAAGTTAGTCTTATCTTTTTTGATTTTTTGCCCTTTACCCCTCAGTAAGATCCAACAATCTTTTTTATCTAGAAAACGTCCATCATGAGAGTCGCCGTCTATAACATCTTTTTTGATCCCATTAATTGTTAGAGATGTTGGGAAGTTAAACTTATACTTTTTATTTTTAAGCTTGTTAGTTGGTACATTGGTAACTACTGCCACGTTACAATCGTTATTAAATGCAGTTGGAACGAACAAAAAATTATTTTCACTCAATGAATAGGTTAAATGATAAATTGATTTATTTGGATTCTTAACAATTCTATTTATATCTTTTACATAGTCGTAACATTGAATTTTTAATTTTTTACATACTTCAATAATTTCTTTTAAATCTTTTAATGATTCAAATTTTATTTCACTAAAAACATTAAAGCGAATAGCTAGTTCTTTATTCTCTTTAATAGATTTCTTTTTTAATAAAACAATTTCATTAATAAGTTTTTTAATAAAATGGTTTCTATATTTAAAATAAAGTATTGTTCTAATTATTCTTGCGATTGCTACTGTGTGGTCTCCTTTAGAATTAACCATAAATTCTTGACCCATTCCAGTAAACATTAAACAGACTCTTGCACATCCTAGACTCAATCCATTGCAAGTATTAAATCCACTAACAAAGTGAGGGGCAAAACTTAAACCATAAACCATAAAATCTTTTTCATGGTTTATAGTTTCTTTATTTAACTTAGTATTAACCATTAAAAGCTTGGGTAATTTTGACCAGTTAAAAACGATCTCATTATTCTTATTTTTTTTAATTGCTTGTTCTATTCTTTTATAAGCTTTAAACCTACAATCTAAAATGAATTTATCACTATCGCAAAATCTTTTCATCTGCTGCAATGCAGCAGATGAATCTTTTTTAAATTTTATTAAACTTGTTTCTTGGATATCTAACATTTACTCCTCCTCATCAATAATTGCTTCCAGTTTCATCTCCCATATTTCGGGATGTATATTGTTGTCTACTAATGCTTCAAGCATCATGTCAGCAATTTCATCACGTTGGTTTTGTGTTAAAAGATCGTAACAATCTATAACCTTTGGTTTATTTTCTTTAAACATTCTTAGTATATTTGTTAATAATTTAATCATTTTTAAACCTCATTGTTTTTAAACATAAAGTAGATATAAAGATATTAGTAAAATATGAACCATGGCACCCAGCAAAAATAAAATAAACATACCTTTTAATATATTTTGAAATACTTTAATCATTTTTAAACCTCGCTTTTATTTACATATTATAAGTTATTATAACTTATTAAAACTTAGTATTAATAACAAGTCAATGATTCGTTTTAATTTAATTTATTTTTTTAGTGATCACATTTATTATTCTGCGTGATCATATTTATTTTTTTTAGTGATCATGAATCTAGTTTTGTGATCACAAACTTTTTATTCTTTTTTCATTTTATGGTGTTACTTGACCCATTACAAAACGAATCATTGACAAAGTCACCAGCCCCACCCCCCAAAATCCACACGGCACGCAGCAGACACACGCATAGTATGTTGGTTCAATAATTTTATTCGAGGATATTTTCATTAGACCCAGGTTCGAGGAGCAAGGGGGTAGGGGTTAAAACCGAGTTAATTATATTTTTGTCTTTTGCTTAGAAAAAAAATTTGTATATATTTTCATTTGGATTTAGTTTATAAGAAAAAAGAGGACAGAGGACAAGATGGCTTCATTAAGAAAAAGAATTGAAGATAAGACCAACAGGAAACTAACAAACAGACAAATTACCTTTGCGAAACTTATTACGGAAGGAATTTACAGTAACGCAGAATGTGCCCGGAAGAGTGGTTATTCTGTCAATGTAGCTAAGAAAACGGCATATGAGCTTTTGAACGGCAAGAGTTATCCTCATGTTTGTGAGTATATTAGTGAGCTTCGAGAAGAAAAAGAGCGAAAATATGGTGTAACTTTGATGGGTCAGCTTGAGAGATTATATCACTTGAGCCGAGGAGCAGAGGAAGGTAACCAATTTTCAGCAGCTATTAATGCAGAAAAGATACGGAGTTCTTTAGCTGGATTGACTGTGGACCGAAGAGAATCAGTTCATACTTTAGATCAGTTAAGTCGAGATGAGATTACATCAAGGCTATTGACTTTACAGAAAAAATATCCACAAGCTTTTGTCATTGATGCTGAGGTCGTTAAAGAAGAGAAAGAAGACAGGAGGTGTATTGATGACCAGAACGATAAAAAAATTAACAAGGATTGTTAAGGGACTGAGTAAAGCGAGTAAGACTCATGCTGGACAAGCAAAGACATTAAAAGGAATACTAAAAAGTCAGAAGGCAAAAGATGGTAAAACGACAGCCAAAAAAGCGACCAGATCCAAAAATAGGAACAGGAAAAAAGCCTAAAGGATCGGGGAGAAGGTTATATACGGACGAAAATCCAAAGGACACAGTTCCGATTAAGTATGCGACTGTTCAAGATGCGAGGAACACGGCTAAGAGGGTTGAGAAAATTAATAAGCCTTTTGCGAGAAAAATTCAGATTTTAACAGTGATGGAACAGAGGTCTAAGGTTGCTGGAAAGAATGAACAAGCAAGGATTGCGAAGAGGGCGAAGGATCGAATTAGAGCGAAAAGAAAGAAAACGTGAAAACATATTTGCTTTTGATTAGTATTTGGGGATATAATGGGCAATATTGGGAGTACACGGGTAATCAATATGTGATGAAAGAGTTGATGACATTTGAGGATTGCAAGAATATTATTGACGAAAGTAATTGGGATAGGTACGAAAATAATATATTTTATAGGGCACAGTTTGACTGTGTGATTGATAGTTACAAAGAAATATCGGAGAGATAGATATGCAAGGAAATCGTAGATATGACAATCCCACGATTATAGCGAATATAAATTTGTTAAGATCAAAACGTGGATTAGGACCGATTATGGAAACGGACGCAACTCCTACGATATCAGATGACGATGCAACGAAATTACTAAGTAATGGTGGTTTTTTAAATACTTATGATCCGATAACCAAGACTTATTCTTATGGAGATAAGACGGGATTAAGTGCTTCTGAGTATAGGGATGAGTTTAGTAAAAGAAATATGCCCACACAGACAGTGCCACAAGATCCGGTTCCGGCAAAGGTCGAAGTTCCTGCACCTACAACAATAGAAACTAGAGTGGAGCCTAGAATTCAGCAACCGACTATGGCACCACCTCCACCTCAACAAATTGCTTCTGCTGTTGTTCCAGTTCCTGAACCTCAACCCATGACCATTGCAGATCAGATTACACAATCTGGAAACATTGTTTCTTCTGAAGATTTTAAATATTCTGGAAACAAAAAAGGAACAAATTTCAAAACGGAGGGTGGTTTTGATATTAGTAAAAAGGGTAATCAGTATACTGTAAAAGATCAAGCTGGTAATCTCTTATATGGTTTACAGGACGGAAAGAGAGTTAATTTAATAGGAATAGAACCAGGAAGAGTAGGAAAACAAGCTGGAAGAAAAGATTCTCTTAATAATATTAAGTTAGGGTTGCAAGGTTATACGTTAAATAATCTAGGGGGAAGTAGTGTTGTTGCAGGAACCCAGGATTTTTTAAACGAGGATCGAAAACCTCGGACCAGTGTTACTTATGCTGATGGATCGTCTTTAACCATTACGGACAAAGGGAATGAGTTTAAAGGTGTTGTGGGCAGAGATGAATTATTACAGTACCAAAAAGAGTTAGATACAAAGCAGAAGAGAAAAGATGAAACAAAAGCAGCTTTCGAAGCTGGACAGGAGGCAGCTGAACAATCAGCAGCTGATTTAGGGATTACGACAGATGAATTCTTTTCTTTACCTTTTCCAGAGCGACTAAGACTTGGAATAGCTGACATAAGTGATTTGATTAGAACAGGTGATCCGTTAGGCACAGCTAATATTCCTGTAGGCAGAGCTAATATTCCTGGTGATTTTGCTCAAACAGCCGGAAGTTTACCAGGTTCAATACAAACAAGACCTGTAACAGCAGCTCTAACACCTTTTGAAAGAGCTCAACAACGTGGATTAATTCAAGGTAAATCAGAAGCAGAGATTGCAGCAGAAGGTCCACAATTTCCATCTGACTTATATTCTGGTACTCAGCCAACTCCAGCTCTTTTTGATGAAAAACGATTTCAAGAACAAATACAACTAGATACATTTAATCCTTCGACTCTACCTGATAATAGACCTACTGCTACTTTACCTAGAAATATTGTTCCTCAAGGTCAAGGAATAGGAAGTCTTCCTCCGATTAGTTTAAGTTTAAATCCTCTTTTATCAAATATAGCTGCTGGATTTCCTGGACTTGCTGGTAGTGTTCTAGATTTTCTTGGATTAGGAACTCCTACAGATTTTGCAACAGAAGCAGGGTCTGTGCCTGGACCTTTAACTCCTGATTCGTTTGTGCCTGGTAACCTTCCGACTACAATCCCTGGTCCTTTACCACAAGTTTCGCCTGGTCAACCGGCACCTGGACCTCTACCACAAGTCTCACCGGGTCAACCAGCACCTGGACCTGTAGTTCCTGTTCCCTTTGAACCATTACCTGGTAGACTTCCAACTACAATACCTGGACCTTTAACTCCTGCTCCATTGCAACCACTACCTGGACCCGTAGTTCCTGCTCCTATAATTCCTGCACCTGCACCTGTTATTCCTGAACCCGTAACTCCAGGACCTGTAATTCCTTCTCCTGCTCCTGCACCTGTGGTTCCTGCACCAGTACCTGCACCTGTTATTCCTTCTCCTGCTCCTGCACCTGTAGTTCCAGGACCTGTTCGTGTGCCTATTCCTTTTCCTGGAATTACAACTGTTGTTCCACCTGTCATTAGTCCTGAAATACCTAGCCCTCCTTTAGTGCCTGATTCAATTTCTTCACTACCAGTTCCACCGGTGACACCTCCCACTGTACCACCCATAGTGCCTCCCTTTGTTCCACCTACAACACCTGTACCTCCGGTGTTTCCACCAATTTCACCAGTTCCTCCCGTTGATGTTCCTGTTTCTTCAGGAGATCCTGTAGATATGCAGCCATTTCCAGGAGAAGCACAGGTACCACTGGCTCCTTCACCGGTGGTGCCTGATCCATTGCCCTCACCTGAAGAACCAAAAACAGAAAAACCAGAAACCGATAAATCAAAAACCCCAGACATTTTTATACCAGAGTTTGGAATGGTAAGACCAGTTACTGCTCCTTATCTCACTCCTGCTGATGTATCTAGTTTATTAGGTTATACTCCCTTTGTCCCAGGAAGAGGTATTGAAACTTTAGTCCCTAGAACTTAAATTAGTCTAAATGAATTTACAATCGTTACCGGAAGAAGTTTTAAAAGAAATCTTAGCTTTAACAGAGGCTAAAAAAAGACTCGATCTTAGGGAAGAAGCTCAAGAAAAATTTATGTCGTTTACACATCATGTGTATGAAAACTTTATTGAAGGTGCTCATCATCGTATTATTGCAGAAAAGTTAGAAAAAGTTGCATCAGGAGAGATAAAAAGATTAATTATTAATATGCCTCCTCGTCATTCAAAGTCTGAATTTGCTTCTTATCTTATGCCTTCTTGGTTTTTAGGTAGAAACCCAAAACTTAAAATAATTCAAGCCACACACAATACAGAACTCGCTGTACGATTCGGACGTAAAGTGAGAGATTTAATTGATGACCCTCAATACAAAGAGATATTTCCTAATACTAATTTAAAAGAGGACAACAAAAGTGCAGGAAAATGGCAAACTGATGTAGGTGGAGAGTATTTTGCTGCCGGTGTTGGTGCAGCTGTAACAGGTCGTGGTGCTGATTTGTTTGTCATTGATGATCCTCACTCTGAACAAGACGCATTATCAGAGGGTGCCTTTGATAATGCGTATGAATGGTACACTTCTGGTCCTCGTCAACGTCTTCAGCCAGGTGGTGCCATCATTATTGTTATGACAAGGTGGGGAAAAAAAGATTTAACAGGTAGATTATTGGCACAACAGGGCTCTGATATTATGTCAGACAAGTGGGAGGTTGTAGAATTTCCTGCAATTATGCCTTCAGGCAACCCTTTGTGGGAAGAATTTTGGTCTAAAGACGCATTATTATCTATTAAAGCTTCTCTTCCCATAGCTAAATGGTCTGCACAGTGGCAACAAGAGCCCACTTCTGTAGAAGGTGCTATTGTTAAGAAAGATTGGTGGAAAATGTGGGATAAAGAAGATATTCCTCCATTAAAATATGTTTTACAATCTTATGATACAGCCTTTTCTAAAAAAGAATCTGCTGATTATTCAGCGATTACAACGTGGGGGATCTTTTCTCCAGATGAAGGAGGACCTGACAACATTATTTTGATGGATGCAAAGAGAGGTCGTTGGAATTTTCCAGAGTTAAAAGATATTGCTTTTGAAGAGCATGAATACTGGGAACCGGACATGGTTTTGGTAGAAGCAAAAGCAACAGGAACCCCGTTGATTGATGAACTTAGACTTCGTGGGGTACCAGCTTTAGGCTTTTCTCCAGGCAAAGGTCGTGATAAGGTGACTCGAATGCATATGGTAGCACCTTTATTTGAAGCTGGTGTTGTCTGGGCTCCTACGGATAAGAAATATTCCGATGAAGTTATGGAAGAGGTCTCTTCCTTTCCGAATGGAGATCATGATGACTTTTGTGATAGTATGACTTTAGCACTTATGCGTTTTAGACAGGGTAGATTTATTTCTCTTGCAGGAGAAGACGAAATGAGCGAAGATAGATACCTAAAGAAAAGGGAGTATTACTGATGGCTATACCAACTAAACCTACAGTTTCACTTGTGGATACCGGAAATATGCAAGGTGGATCTCCTATAGATTTAAATTTACCAGAAGTAGAAGTAGATGTAACTACAGAAGAACAGTTTGAAGGTGGAGCAGAGATATTACAAGATGTTGATGGTGGAGCAATCATCAGAGCTTTGAGTGAAAAGATAGAACAAGAAGTTGAAGAGTTAATTCCACACGAAGCAAATTTAGCTGAGTTCTTAGATGAGGGTTATTTAGGAGAGATATCATCTGAACTTAGAGGTTATTACGAAGATGATTTAGAATCTAGATCAGAGTGGGAAGAAACATATACAAAAGGATTAGATCAGCTTGGTATACGATATGAAGAAAGAACAGAACCTTTTCAAGGAGCATCTAGTGTAACACATCCACTTATTGTTGAATCAGTGGCTCAGTTTCAAGCACAGTCCTACAAAGAACTTATACCCTCTGGTGGTCCTATCAGGACGTATGTTCTTGGAGATAAAACTCCTGAAAAAGAAAATCAGGCGAAAAGAGTTGAAGATTTTATGAACTATCAGGTTATGGAGGTTATGGAAGAATATGACCCAGATATGGATCAACTTTTATTTTATCTACCTTTATCAGGGTCTGCGTTTAAAAAAGTTTATTATGATGAAGCAAGACAAAGAGCTGTTTCTAAGTTTGTACCAGCCCAAGACCTTGTTGTTCCTTATATGGCTACTGATTTACAAACAAGCTCTCGTGTTACTCATGTTTTAAGGATGGACATGAACGAGGTTAAAAAGTTACAAGTATCTGGTTTCTACAGAGATATTGATATTACTCCGTCCGATCCTGAAGTTGATCAAGTTCAAGATAAAGTGAATGATGTTACGGGAGTTTATAAATCATACTCAGATGATGTGTTTAATTTATTAGAAATGCACGTTGATCTTGACATTGAAGGTTTTGAGGATATGTCTCCTGAAGGTCAACCTACAGGAATACAACTTCCCTATATTGTAACTCTTGATAATGGTTCTGGAAAAATACTATCGATTAGAAGAAACTTTGATGAAGGAACAAGACTAGCAAAAAAGAAACAATATTTTGTTCATTATAAGTTTATGCCTGGTTTAGGTTTCTATGGTTTTGGTCTTATTCACATGATAGGTGGTTTAGGCAGAGCAGCTACAAGTATATTAAGACAACTTATCGATGCTGGAACATTATCTAATCTTCCTGCTGGATTTAAGGCAAGGGGTGTTCGAGTTAGAAACGATGATGAACCTCTACAACCTGGAGAGTTTAGAGACATAGATGCTCCTGGTGGTAATATAACTCAGTCAATTATTCCTCTTCCTTATAAAGAACCCTCTGGGACTTTAGCTTCTTTGCTTGGTTCTTTAGTTGAAGGAGGCAGACGTTTTATTGCTTTAGCAGATGAAAAAACAGGAAGTATGAATAGTCAAGCTCCTGTTGGAACAACAGTTGCCTTATTAGAGCGAGGCATGAGAGTAATGTCTGCTATACATAAAAGATTACATTATGCTCAAAAAACAGAGTTTAAAATATTAGCAAGGATATTTTCACAAAACTTACCAGATGAATACCCTTATCAAGTAACAGGGGCTGACAGATCTGTTAAATCAATAGATTTTGATGATAAGGTTGATGTAATACCTGTTAGCGATCCAAATATTTTTTCAATGGCTCAACGTGTAACACTTGCTCAAACACAATTACAACTAGCTCAAGCTAATCCACAGATACACAATTTAACAGCAGCTTATAAAAGAATGTATCAAGCACTAGAAGTAGATAATATTGATGAAATATTGCCTCCTCCACCTGAACCACAACCTTTAGATCCTGTGATTGAAAACGCAAGAGCACTGATGGGAGAGACACTAAGAACTTTTCCTGATCAGGATCATGATGCACATATAAACATACATTTAGTATTTATGAAAACACCTTTGGTTTCTACCTCGCCACAGGTTATGGGAACTTTTTATGCTCATCTGCTTGAACACGTTTCTCAAAAATCTAGACAAGTTGTTATTGCTGAAATACAAAAGATTACTGATCAAGTTCAAGCTGGTGTTGATAATGGAACGATAGATCCGATAGCAGCACAAACTCAAATTTTAGAACTAGAAAGAAATCTACAAGACCCTGGTGAACTTGAAAAATTAATATCATTACAACAGAAACAACTTATGGATGATTTAATACCAAAATTATTTACACAGGGCGAGGGATCAGATCCAATGAGTGACCCTCTTGTTCAAATAAGGTTACAAGAATTAGGCATTAAACAACAAACTGAACAGAGAAAAGCTGCTGTTGATCAGGCAGAGTTACAGTTACAAGCATCTAAACTACAACAACAAGCTGCAACAGATGCTGCTAAAATAGAAAGCACTGAGGAGATAGCTGCAAACAGGAACCAAGTTAATCGTGAACGTATTGATGTACAACGTCAATCAGTATTAAACAGACGTGGAAGATAAGTGCCTTGTCTGTGGTGAGCCTGTAGAAATTTACACAGTGTATACTGTGCAGAAAAAATTCAAAAAAGTTAAAGGTGTTTGTATTCCTTGTAAAAAAAAACGAGATGAAAGGTTAAAACCTAAAACCACAGATAATTGGTTTAAGGATAAAAAATAAAGGATTTTTATTATGCCAGATCCGTTGACGATAGGTTTAGCTGCTTTTGCAGCCATAAAAAAAGGAATTGAGATAGGAAAAGACCTTTCTCAAATGTCCAAAGATTTTGGACAGCTTTATGATTTTATAGATGAACAAAAAGAAATTAAGAAAAAAGGTAGCAAGAATGATGTCTTAGCTAATTATATTGCCTATGAAAAAGCAATGGATATGGAGCGAGAGCTTACTCGTATTATTCAACAGACAAGGGGAGCTTCTGGTCTTAGAAAATTCAGACAAATGCAACAACAAGCTAAAGAACAAGAAAAAGCTTCTCGATATGCAGCT